CTAAGGTGGTTTCAAGGCTGCCCGAGGAGCTTAAGGATAGAGGGCTCTACTACATGGCTAAAATTTGTCGGTGGGAGAATTCTCCAATAACCAATGAGTCTCGGGTGAGTTTTTATAAAGCATTTGGGATAACTCCAGACGACCAAATTATGCTGGAGCAGAGTTGGGAGAAAATCAAATTGGCGGACTTCCAACTCGTTTCTGCCATGCACCCAAATGACGCCCCTAGGGAGAGCTCCCCATTAACACCTAGGTGGTGAGACGATACGTCGTCTTACAGTCATCCGAAAATGGTGAAGTTAGCATTCATTGAAAGCGCAAAGAGGAAAGCGAAGAAAGCAAAGAAGAAGAATGGTGGAACACAGACACTCGTCCAAGCCGGATCGGGATTGCAAATCAGAAGGCGACCAAGACAACAATTTGGAATGCCTACTGCAAACACTACAGTGCCACGAGTCCGGCTTGATCCCGGGGGCTTGCGCTATGCGAAGCTCTTGTCTGACCCATGCAGTGGGCCTTTGGTTAATGGCCCGCAGCCAGGGCTTGGCGGAGGAATTGTCACGCGATTTGAGAGCGAGACCACAATATTCTCAGGCGCCCTGGCTGCGGGAGGATACCTGTACTGGTTGCCGAACCAGGCAGCTTACACTGTTTCTACTACTCTCACTCCCGCGATTGCTTCAGCTGGATCCGCACCTACGCCAAGTGCCGGCTCAGGATTTCTGGTCAGCAATGCCGCATCTTACCGATGCTTGTCAGCATGCATGCAGATCTACTGGGCAGGTACTGAACTTAATCGGCAAGGGTTTGTAGGTATGGGTTATAGTACTGGAGGGCAATATACTGAGGTGATACCCACCTTAAACGGGGGAGAGGGCCAGTCGATATCCGTTGACCAGGTCAGAGCATCCCAATTTCACGTGGAACGTATGCCTAATGGTATGGTTGAAATAAAGTGGAAACCATCACAGAGGGATATGGAGTGGACTTCGAGGAGGAATGGTACGGCAAACTCTCTTCAGGCCGAGGTGGACTCCATGACTGCCATAAGTCTCTCGGTGGATAATTTGGCCGCCGGAGCAGGTAATCCTGGTGTCCGCGTAAGGTTTGTTGCTGTTTATGAGTGGATACCTGGACCCACATCGG